TTACGAATCTGCCAATCTCTAGCTTTAATTTGACCAAGTATAGACTCTAGCGCTTCGATTATACCTTTTATATATTCACACTTAATGACGATCTTGTTTAGATCGTTATCACCTTCTAGGAACTCATCCATCTCATTCTTTAAAGGTTTATTACCCTGCCATTGAGACCAACCAGTTTCACTAAGTTCAGTCTGTCCCATCTCACCGCGATACCATCTAAACTTACGTTGACGAAGAATCTTATAATCTGTTTGAAGCGCAGCAAGCTTCATCTTATGCTGAATAAGAAATCGTAGATATTTTGCGTGAATGTTAGGAGTCTTAACTGATTCGCGATCTAGATGATCGCTATTGATAACACAGTCTTGATCCCATAGATCGTGTAGTTCTTCAAGTGTCATAATATATCTCCAAATTTGTCTATTATATCATAGACAAATAAGATTGTACAATTAAATGAATTGGTAGTAGGTGTATCTGAATGAAGCACGTCCAACTAAATACTGAACGTCTTGAGAAGTGGAAGTAAACGTTAGACTTCCGAGTGAAACCGGAACCATGTCAATGAACTGAATAGTCTGTATAGGATTAGACATATTGTCTAATATAATTAAAGTTCCGTCTGAATGAACTTTACCAGCATCTGATATGTCAGGTTGAGAAGAAGAACCTAAGAGATTTTGATACTGATTATTATCCTGAGGAAATCCAAGACCAACGACCCAATTATATAATGCTTTATAATTAGACATCTTATTGTCTATTAGAAATGATACTTCTAATGGACTATATGCAACTTGATCTCCTGGAAGAGCAATGTTTGTAAGAGGGTTGGCCTGCAATATATCACCTAGAATTAAATCTGGTAATTGCACCTCTTGACAGAAGTAACTTAACTCAGGAATTTTTTGAATAGAGAACCTATAGCCATTAGGTGATAATGGACTAAGATTTTCTGGGAATGGGCAGGAAAGAATTCTGTTTGTCATATTACTATTTATAAAATAAAAAGGGAGGCCGAAGCCTCCCATAAACAACCCGGAGGTTGAACCACATCAATTACATGATGTTGGTAACTGCTACCTTACGATAGTAGATGTTCTGACCAGAAGACAAGCTAGTGAATGGGTTTGCAACCATTCCGTAACGAGTCTTGAAGCCAATCTTTGGTTGGAAAGTTGCTGGGTCGATAGCACGTACTTTCTCTAGTGGAACGTATGGGCAATAGAATAGACCAGCATCAAACGCTGAAGTTCCCTTGTAACCAACAACGAAGAATTGTGTTGCGTTAGAAGCGTTAGCATTTGCAGAGTATGGATCAACATACACTTTGTACTTACCGTTTAGAACACCAGCAAAAGTGGTGCTTGATTCGTCAACATTTAGACCAGTGCTCAATGCTGGAGCGTAGTCTAGAACACCAGCCATTGCCAATGCGCTTGCAACATCTGAAGAACAGATGATGAAGTTACCACGGCCACGACGTGTTGTTTGTGCGATAGCGTTAGCTTCACGTTCGATTTGGAACATTAAGCCCTTGAACTTCTCAACAGACCAACGACCGTTAGAGTCAACGTCTAGGTCAAAGGTACCAGCAGCTGCTGTACCTGCTTGTGCACCAGTTCTAGCAGCGGTGTATACGGTACGAACAACTTCACGGTTGATCTCACCAAGAATTTCGCTTGAAAGAATGTTGCTTAGTTCGCCTTCAGCATCAAGACCATGAACTGCTTTCAAGTCTTGTGCAAGTTCAACTGAATATTCTGCCTTTAAAGCACGTGTCTTAGCAGTAACAGTTGTCTTTTCGATACTGAATGCCATCTGACCGAATGCAGTACCAGCGCCAAGATCTTCAGCAGTTGCTGTAGACATACCAGTACCAGTTGTGTAAGTACCAGAAACTGGGTTAGCGCCAGCGTGAGTACCTGTACCTGCGAAGTCAGTGTCTGCTTCGTTGAACAATGCTTCTGTACCGTCTTGAGTAGCATAACGGCTCTTCATTGCGAAGATAAGACCAGTTGGTTGTGTCATTGGCTGAACACCAGCGATGTCATAAGCGATCATCTGTGGAGCTGCACGACGTACTAGGGAGATTAGAACTGGATCGTAACCTGCCATGTTTGCGTTAGTACCTGCACCACCTAGAGCAATACCGTCACCACCAGAGTTGGTTGGAACTGCTTCGTTAAGAGCTTGTGCGGTTTCGCGCATTGCACGCTCTTGGTTCTCTAGAAGTTGTGCGGTAACTTCTTTACGATACGAATCCTTGATTGGAGAAGCGCCTTCTGCTTCTAAAATAGGACCCCATTTTTTAACTAATTCAGGACGTGTAGTCATTTTAATTTTCCTTTAAATGTGGATGTTACTTCTTACCTAACAGACGAAGAGTTGCCGCAATATGTGGCGACATTGTAGTTTCTTCTGTTAGAGATACGGGTTCATCGGTTACAACCGAGCTAATGCTAGGTGTAGCCTTCTTACCAAAATAATTTTCTTTAATAGTTTGAAGCTTAGCTTTAAAGCTATCTGCATCTTCGTATGCAAGTTCTTCGGCAAGACCGTTAAACTTTTCTACGTCGGTGTCAGCCATACCAGCAGAGAACTCTCCGATTGCTGCAATACGCTTCATCTCATTGACTTGTTTAGTCAACTCAACGTTAGCAGCTAATTGCTCGTCAAGCTTAGCCTTGGTAGACTCTGCTTCTTCTTGCAAATCTGCTAAAACATCGAACTTTTCTTCTGGAACATCGATGTGGTGTTGCTCGAAAAGACCCTTCATACCAGCAATAAAGCTTTCAGTAATCTCAGTCTTCATACCATTTTCAAGGGCAAGCTCATTATCTGTCATCCACTGCTCAACTACGTAGTTGAGATATCCATCAACTTTTTCAACAAGACCCTCTTTGATTGATTCTACTTGCTCAGCAAGTTTTTCATCAAACTCTTCTTCGAGTTTAGCAATTTCTTGCTTAACTCTTGAAACTACTGCTGCTTCAAAAATCGTAGCAGCCTTAGTCTTAAATTCTTCTGTTAGATCTTCGCCGTTAATTAGAGCAGCAACGTCTTGTGAGACATCAACTGTTAACTCTTCTTTAACTTCCTCGATCTTTTCTTCTTTCATTGCTTTTTTCTTGTAGCATGAAGAAGCTTCATCAAGTTCATATTCGCTTTGCTCTTCTTCGGAAAGAGCTTGGAATTGTTCTTCAGTTAGATCTTCTTCAGACAAACTGTTTTCTTCTGCTTCTAACTTCTTTGATTCCTCAAGAAGTTGTGCAATTTTTTGTTCGATTGACATCGTGTTCTCCTAATAACTGGATGAGTTCTATAATTATTTATCTATTTATTTATTTCAGATTTTTTAGAAAATTCTGAAAAGCCATGATAGAGGCTTCATTTAATTTCTTAGATGGAGTACGCTGAATAAGCTTCTTAGTATCCTCTATCTGTCTTTGCTCAAATTTTCCATCAACAAAAACCCATTCCACCGACTCCATAATACCTCTTACGAAAGCATCGGGAGCGGAAGGGTCGGCGACGATGTCCGCTGCGGTTGACAACATAAAATCGTCTTGAACAATTTGAACTCCCTCGTTGTTAGACTTAAGAGATCCAAGTGCTCGACTGGAAACGCCTAGGTTAGCACCACCATCTAAAAGACCGCGTGCAATATTACCCATTGGTGTTTCCATAATCTTCGCCTTACCAATCCAATTGGTACCTTCTTTACGAAGGTCGACGATAAGGTGTGAGACACGATCTAAATTAATAGATGGTGTATCTGGGTGTCCTAATTCACCATAAGCGCGATTTTGCTTAACTAGTGATTCCATATAACGACCTACTTCTTTATCCATCACTTGTTCTGGATACATACGGCCATTACGATTCTTTAATTCTGATTGAAGGAATACGCCTTCAATGAAGTAATCTTTACCCTTACCAAGTTTGTTTTCGGTAAAGAACTTAGTTTGTTCTACTGTTTCTTTAATTAGATACATGATTAACTTCCTACTGCATTTACGTTATCGTAAACGCTAAATTCTGCAGTTTCAATCTTGCTTGAATAACCAGATTGTTTTCTTAACGACATCCATACTTCCATCTGACCACCAGTGATTGTTACAACGAGGTCGTTAGAATTGTTTATATTATCAACAAACTCTGCATCATTGAATAATAATTCACCGCCAGTAGCACCCAATAACGTTGCAATGACTACACTGTTTCGTGTAATAGTAGCAACACCAGCTGCAGCTCCTGTCCAATGTAAAGCAAGAATATTTACAAGTGGAGTTCCGCTAACAACTTCTGTCGAATGTAAGCAATCGGTCGCTAACGTGATAGTCTCACTACCACTAGCTCCATATATCTTTACAGCTACTTTAGCTGGCGTTTTTCTTAAAATTGTCTTGGCCATCTTATTCCCCGAGTTGCTTTATAACATACATAAAATTATGTTTAGATTCACGCATGTAATCTATTATCTCATATTTATTCTTCAGGAGTACATTCAAATGATTCTGAGTGTCTTCATCTATTGCAACAACGCTGTTATCATTTAACGTATACTCTAACTTATTATTGAAATTGCTAGCGCTTTGCAGTTTAATCTCCGTTATAACGGGATCAACAGAGAATATGTTAGAAGAAGCAAGTTCGATATAGGATTCTACTAATGTATCGGTAATTTTATTAACTTCGTGATATTTTCTTATTAACGTAGCTATCTTTTCTTCTGGAATTATATTGTCTATATCGTTTATTAACTTGCTATTCTTGATATAACTTACTACATCTTCCCTTGCTTCTTCTAAACTCTTTAGAACTAAATTAGTTTTTTTATCATTAACGTATACTGTTAAGTCATTATGTACAGCAACACGATCTCCTTGATATACAAAACTATCAAGGAGATTATTTTCTGCTAATACATTCGACTTAAACTTATTGTACGTTATCATCTACTTCTGATTCTTGTGCGTTAAACATACTTTGTGCAACCTTAACTCTATAGTCATCTAATGCTGCTGAAACTTTTTGTGACATTGCAGTATTAAACGTGTCCTCAATTGCAATAGAATCTCCTGCTACTAGTGCATCAACTAATTCACGTGTCATTGTTTATCTCCATACTTTTGATCAATTTGTGCTGACATTTCAGCCGATTGTGCATTCACTTCAGCTTGGGCTGCGCCTTTAGCTTTAATGTTTTCAACTTCATTCTTTAGTTGTTCAGCATTATGTTCTTCGTTTTCTGCATCAATCTCTTCAATTTCTTCTTCACTTAAACGAAGGATGTGCTTTTTAATATACGAAGGAGAATAATACTTACCAACAAATGGATCCATCGTTGCAAGTAAGGTCATTCTAGCTTGCATGATTTCACTATCTTTAATTTCAGCGAAGTGATTATCCTTAACAAAGTCAAACCTAATATCTTTTGATATTTCTTCCCAGTCATCTATGTTAATAACACCTTTAAGTACTAATTGTATCTTTAAAGTGTCTAGGAATAATGACGCAAATTTCTTACGAATTCTTTGTACAAACTTAGTAAACTTAATTTCATCACGAGTAATCTCTGATGAACGACCAAGATTAAATGTACTATCTGACTTTAGTCTACTTGCTGGAACATTGAGTGCTTGATATAATTTATCTTGGAAGTACTCGATGTCTTCGATTTGTCCAAGTGTTTGTCCACCTGGAAGTGTTGTGATCTCTGTACCTTTACCGCCTTCTCGACGTGGCATCCAGAAATCTTCCATAAGAGACATGTGTTTACGATCATCTCTTACTTCACCGGTTGTAGCATCATAAACAACTTTATTACGAAACTTGTTCATGATGTCGTTAACGTATTGCTCTGCCTTTTGTTTTGGCAGGTTACCTACGTCAACATAAAAAATTCTGCGCTCTGGTGCTCTACTAATTCTATAGATGACCAATGCGTCTTCCATCATCTTCAATTGATTAACTATCTTAATAGCCTTATGCAAATATGATAGCATTAATCCAGAATTAGAATCTGTTACACCAGATGGCGTATAGATGATGGAATCTAAAGGAAGTTTAATCCCCTGCATTCCGCCTTCACTAATTCCTTTATCATTATAAAGATAATATTCTTCTATACCTTTAATGATATCTACGCCAGTAGCATTCTTTTCTTTCTGAACATTCTTAATCTTACGAATCTTTCGTGGATCAACTTGGCGCAATTCAGCAATGCCATTTTTAGTATTAGCTTCATCTACTAAAATCTGATAATATAGTCTACCATCGATATACCATGATCTGAATATATCATGTCCTCTTTGATCAAACTTTAGCAAAGACAAGACTTGCTTAAATTCATCGGTAATTTTTGTCTTTATAGATGCAGATAATTTCACATCATCTAAAACGATCTCAACTGGTGCGGTATCTTCTTCTGAAACAATAGCTTCATTAGTAATATCATCAATAGCACTATCACAATCTGAGTATTGCGATATTTCTCTATATCTACGAATAAGATCATTCTCATTCTTAATTTGAGCCTCAAGGCTCATCACTTGAGCGTAATAACCAGACGCAGCTGAAGAAATGACAGTTGAACCATCATCTTGTGATGGTGATACGACTGTCACTTGCTGAGACTGTTTTTTACGCTTTATCTCAAAACCAAAAACCTGCATTATATATTCCGATTAATTATAGAGGGAACGATCCGATTGGAGTATCAATACTTACATTAACTCCGATACCTGCTCCTTCAGCAGTATCAGATGTCCAGTAATTGTACTGGAATGTGACATCAAAAGTTTCAACGGTATTTGCTGAATCAAAGTCGAGAGCGATTGCACCAATTTCAGTTGGATAGGCATCAACAAACTTATAAGTCTTAACGATTGCGCCGTTACGATCTAACTGATGCACTAATAGATCTACTTGATAGTCACGTGGATTTACACGGCCATTCGTTGTAGTTAGATTCTGGATACCATTAGACCAGTTTTCCATAGCGTTACGAATTGCAAAATCCGTATCGTTATATACTGTAATAGTCCAAGGGGCGAATGTACGCTCACCAGCGATGTTTACTGCGCGACCACGATATTGAAGTGGAACGTTTTCAACAGTAGAAGCTGGAAGTTGTGCAGCCTTGCAAAGGAATTGGCTCTTAACACCAACTACTGGTCCTGCAGCTACGTATGTAGGGAAAGCTAACTCTACTCTGAATTGGTTGGCACGAGCACCGCCACCAATTAGCTGAGCTTTAAAATCTGAAATATTAGCCATTAATGACTCCTTGTTGTTCTTTAATATTTATAAGATTGGCGAGAGGATTAGTCTCGCCAATTTATTAGCCACCAATTTCGTCAAAGCTTACACTTGAGCGAGCAGCGATGAAGTTAAGTGTGATGAAGTTGATAGAACGATTTGGCTTAATAAAGATATCAGCAACGAATTCGTTACGATCAATTACTTCACCAGTGTTGTTAGACTCATCACACTTAACGCGGAAGTCTGTTACGCCGCGACGACCTTGTACATCGCGTAAGAACGGTTCAACCAAGTTCTTGAACTGTGCACGAGTAAATGAATCATTGAATTCAAACATCTGATAGCGTGCTGCAATCGCAATAGATTTTTCAAGAACAATAAACAAGCGACGTACGTTAACACGATCAAAGGCGCTTGGTCTTGCCAACATCGTCTTATCGCCGTAAAGGATGGTTCCTTGACCTGGGAATGCTGTAACTGGATTAATACCATTCTGATACAATATATCGCGATCTGCTTGACTTGGGTTCAATCCAAGCTTAACGATATTCTTAATCTGACCGCGATTGAAACCGCCTGGAGAGAACCAAGGATCTGCGGTGTAATCAGTACGAGCACATAGACCAGCTACGTCTCCGTTTAGTGGAACCCAACGATATGCATCGTTATAGCGATCATACTGGTACTTGAATCCAGAATCCATTACTGCATAAGAACTATTGATCGAAGTATCATTCTTATAACTAATCATTGCATTAGTTGCAGTAGAACCTAAAGAAGTAATTGGTTCTCCGCCTGCATTTGGAGAAATAAACACAATACAATCTTTACGTGGCTCTAGTAAATCTAGAATCTGTTTAGCAGTTGAAGCTGCTACGTTACCAACCGGAACTAAAGAGATATCATATTGTTCTGAGTTAGTTAGTGGAGTGTATGCAGTTACGATATTTGCAGCAGTAGAATTGAAATCATCTACACCGCCAGATAGCGTTACATCGTTTGTAATGATGTTTTGTGCAAATGCAACCATAACCGCAACAGCCTTAGAAGATGTTGCTGCTACTTGTGCACGGGTTAGACCCCATCCGCTCTTAGCTATAGAAGTTAATTGAAGATTAGTAACACTCTCGCTTGATAATCCTTGAGCTACTTTAATAATGTAACCAGTAACAGTTGGAGAACCTGTCGTAGTAATACTTACAATGGTGCATGCTTTATTATTATTAACTGATCCGGAAATCTGTAATTGGCGTGATGCTTTATCTGGTGCTAAATCCCACCATGTTTTGAAAGCAGCAAGTGTAGTGAAACCATCGCTATCTGTAATGGTAATACTTCCACCTACACCAGTTTCATTACCTACAGGAGCTAAAGTACCAGATACACCAGTTGCAGCAGTAATTACTGAACTGTTTGGTTCTGATGTCGTATCAGTTGCGTGATCCATCCACCAGATGTATCTAGAACTAGAATTGATAACACTCTTGTAATAATTATTAGAACCATCTGAATTCTTAGCATCAGATAGTTTAGATAAGAATGAGTATTTTTCTATAACTGATCCAGGTACACCACTGAAATCACCTTTATCATTATCGTATATTACGATATGTATCTCGTCGTTTGTAACACCAACTTCACTAGCCCATTTACTTGTTCCAGGTACACCTTGGAATAATGCTTTAATCTTAACATCAGCTGTAGCCCAGTTACCAGCATCTAGGCGTACAACGCGTAATCCATTTCCCATATCACCAGGAAACTTAGCAGCCCATGTACCAAATGTACCAGCTCCGCTATTATATGATGCTAGATATTGAGTAACGTTTTTAATCTTTGGTGCACCAGCTGTTGCCGAAAATACTGCTTGTGCTGTTGCTGCAGTACCACTTGCTGGTGCCGAAATGGTAATTATTGGAGCAGAGGTATAACCACTACCTAGTGTTTGAACTGTGATACCAGTGATAGTACGTGTTCCGGTTTGATTAGGAGCAGTACCGGTAACGTTATCTGTGTAGGTAACAATTGCTGTTGGTGCAATACCACCACCAATTTGAGGAGCGCTAAATGAAACAGTTGGAACTTCACCTAATTGTGAATTCATAGCTGGAGCATATCCGCTACCCGGTGTAAAGTTAATAACTCCACTTATACCACCGCTTGCAACTGATACGGCATTTCTTATACCAGGAGCATCACTTCGTACAACCAACATGTTGTTAGTATAAGATAAGAAATTCGCGGCGGTAAAGAAAGACTGATAGTTTTCATCGGTTGGTTTACCGAATCTCGATACTAAATCGGTTTCTGAAGAAACTCTAACTGGATCTTCAACCGGACCCCAAGCAAATGGTCCAGCGAAGGCTCCAGCCGAAGAAGAAACTGCTGGCACGATTGAAGAAAAATCTTTTTCTACAACGGCTACTCCTGGGCTTAGTTGAAAAGGCATGTTAAAACTCCTGTTATTATGCAATAAACATCTTATGATGTCTATATTATTTATCTATAATCAGTTTTTAGAAGTTAGCAAGTACTTGCTCACTGTCTGTATTTCCATCATTATAAAATCCGAATGGTGTTAGTTGATCTTCGATCATCTTAATTCTATTTTCGTATATCACTTGTCTAATATTTATATTACTCAATTCTTTAAAGTATGAATTGGTAGTCGCCCACGAAAATAAAACAAGAGGCATAACTAGATCATCATGATAGCCATCGTCGGCTTCAAAAGAATTCTTCTTTTGTATGAAAGTTGATATTTCGGATATGATATCAGCATCAGGAATTAGAAGTTTCTTCTCTTCGACTAGTGTCTTAAAGTTAGAACATCCAATTCTTTTAACCTTCTTATCAGTAGTAACTCCGAACTGAGTTTTACCACCGCCAAATCCGCCCGATATTACCTGTCCGTCTGTGTTTCTGTTCACCATTATAAGATTGTCATACTCATATTCATTATAAAGAATATCTGCAACTTGCTCTGAACTATTAATTTCAACTAGAACATATGCATTATTGAATTCCTTAGCCACCGTATATATGACTGTAGGATACAACAATGGACTAATCTTGTTATCACGATATTTACCAACTACCTTATATGGCATAGAAGACATATCCACTATGACAAATGCAGAGTAATCTCCATCAACTCCCTTTGCGGTATCTGCTATTAGACAATATGTTCTGTCTTCTTGAGCATCACCGTTAGAAACTTTAACTGGCTTTTCATATACATCTAAGCCATCCTTACTATATATTATATCTCCAGGAGACATCTGAGAGATAGCATTAGCAGATATAAGTGTAAGACTTGATCCAAGGAACTTACACAATACTTCTTGGTTAAACTTAAGATCACCGAGCAATTTGTGTTGCGCTGCTGCCCACTTCTCGTCTCGACCTGGAATGTCTGTGTATGGAATGAATAATGGAACGAAACCGTTACGTCCTTTTTCCGCATCATTCCAGAATTTCCAGAAATGATTATATCCAAGAGGAGTAGAACTTAATAGAATCTTTGTGGTTTGACCTGCAGAGATTGTAGGATAAACAGAAGTAAAGAACTGTTCTGCAACTGTGTTTGGAATAATTGCGGCCTCGTCGACATATAACATGTTAACGGATTTACCACGAATACCCGATGTTGTAGTTGCTGAGGTGAATACCTTAGATCCATTCTCAAGTTCAATATCACCTTTGTTCCATGTTACTACACCTTGTTGCATCCACTTAGGAAGCATTTCGTACATAACCTGATAGCGATCTAAAACTTCTCGAGCTGCACTAGCTTTGTTAGCAAGAATAGCAACAGACTTATTTGCTTGAAATAAAGTGTACCAAAGAATGTATGCTGCAGATGTTGTAGTCTTACCTTGCTGACGTCCTTCCATAAGAATAACCATGCGGTTATTATGAATAACATTTAGCTTATTGACCTGACAAGGATAGAGACTGAACTTCTGAAGACCATGATCGAGAGTAACGATATAGCAATAATTACTAATGAAGTATATGTGATCTTCTGCACACTTCATATACTCTTCAAGTTGATCCTTGTCAAAGGATATGACTTGACCAGCACTCTTTAGATTAGAGTTAGAATTATAAAACTTTACATCATTTGTTGCCATGCTATATTAATATTCGTCCCAAGAAGTTGTTACATTTCCTGTAGTAGTATTGCCTTGTTGTTCTAAATCTGCAAAAGATGCTAAATCGGGGTCATCGGTGTTAATGAATATAGTCTTAATGATATCACCATTTTGAACTGGTCCATACATCCATGCCTTCATCGTAAAGTTGAATGTATATGTTACAAATCTTCTGGTCTGAAAGTCACCATCATATTCATCGCTCATGCTCACTGAATTTAATATGACTGGAATATCGCTCTTGATGTTTGAGTCAGGAATTGTATTGATAGTCATCGTTAATTCTGGAGAGAAGTACGGAACTATCTGTTCCATAATCTGAAGACCATCTTCTGATGTCTTAGCGAGTGCGTATAAACTTATCTCAATATTATATGGTACTGGCGCGTAAGTCTTTTTAGTAAGGTTAGGAGTTGAACACGTTATAAAGGATGTTCTATTAAACTTACGTTGAGCATCATAACTAAATCCTGTAATTTCAAATGCCATTCTTGGTAATACTGTATATACATGATTCTCGAGAGAAGAATCTTGCTCAATTCTGACTAACCATTTTTCCTTTGGTGCATACGTAATAGGCACTGCTATCGTCTGTTGCTGACTCTTATCGGCATTCTCACGCTTGATTTTGATGTCACTGAATAGACTACCGAACGCTACAATAGTTTTTCTCGTAATTCCGTGATAGAAGATATCGTTGTTTAGCATAATCAATCTCCAAACGGATTAGATGTATCAAACACATGAGTCACTGCTTCTTGTTTGAATGATGTATTGCTGCCAAATGAATTTGGATTATCTACATTAATATGTATTGTTGCTACAGCTACAGCTGTAACTCCTGATGCTGGAGATGATATCGTCACAGTTGGAATAGAAGTATATTGAGATCCCGCATTAGTGATGGTAATTGCAATTACTTTTCCAGCATTAGATCCAGTTCCTAAAGTTGCCACTGCAGTAGCACCTAAACCTCCTCCACCACTTATCGTTACAGTTGGAATAGAAGTATAACCAGAACCATTATTAGTTACATTTATGCTCAACACTTCACCATATACAGATCTTGTGACATCAGTGGAAAAAGTTTTAAGACTTTCGAACGTGTCAATTTCCTTATATCCAGTTTCAATCTTCTCAGAACTATACTGGAATAGTTCTACTTGTAAACGATATACGTACAGTTTCTTGAGTTGATAGAATGGATCTTGATGATCTACAAACTTAATCTCGAATAAACCTTTTGTTAATGGGAAGTACAATAGATCGCCTTCGGCTGGACGATTTGGTAGGATGATGTCGGTATGCTTTCCTACAAACTTTTCCCAAGTTCTGCGAGCCACTGTAAGTGTTGCGGATTGCTCCATCATTAGACCAAACTTCTGAATGAAAGCTCCTTGGCCTGCAAATCCATCTACAGTTTCGAGATACATATCGATTGGATAAGCATCTTGAAACTTTGACATACGATCTTCACCAAGAATTTCGTCTTTAGCTACTAGAGTTCTAGGAATGTAAAACATTTCCTGGCCATAGATAGAGATTGACTCTATCGTAAGGTCTTCTAGTAGGTACTGTTCGTTCTTAGTACCGTGAGAAAAGTAAACGTTGCGTGCCATTTTATCCCATGAAGAATTCTAAAGGAGCTGACTTTGTTAATAGGCCATCTTCTAGTTTTTCTATTTCTGTAACAGCTTCTTGGTATAATTTATCTCCATCGATAGTTACACCACCTGGAAGTTGCATCCCTTGGAATTTCTTGATGTTAGTTGCCCACTGCTTTTTAATTAATGCAGCGGTGTAGTGCTTGAGCCACGAATCGCCATACATTCTTGGCGCATCAGCAGGATCTAAAACTCTATAACATTCAACAAGAAGATAGGTACCAGGTTGAATATTTTCTTGCCATTGTTCTTCAATATAAAGCTTGTTTGTTAATCGATTGAAGCGATACAATGGATGACCATTTAGTGTTAAATCAAGCAAGGATAGGTGTGCCATCACTTGAGTATAATAGATGACCGAAGTAGCAGTTAGATCATATAGATCGTTTAGTCTTAATTGATATTGTAAGTCAAAGATAGACTTAGATGTTGAGGTCCCTGATGCAATTGGGAATACACGAGTTACACCATACACTAAATCTGGTATAGGAATATATCTGTTAGTCACATCTGTTGGAGTGACCAGATGTTTTAGGTAAACCTTTTCAATACCATCATGATGGTATTGACGGAAATACTCAATAGCCTCATCTACTCGATCTTCGATCTGAGCATCGTCAATATTGATCTCAACGACGGGTTCTCCAAGTTCTCTTAGGCACCAATCGATTAATCCTTGTCTTGTTGTTACCGGCATATTATTCCTTAATTATTTTATATTTATGCTGATTCACTAACTAATCTATTATAAAGAGTAGAACCAAGAAGACTGCTTAAGGTAGTGCCTTGATTGAATAGTAGTGAATTCGTTGCATTAGTTGAAGTAACTGAGTTCAGAGTTAAACTACCTGCAATAATGCGTGTAGAATCTGCAAACGTTCCATTTCTACTTAAATAATACCCAGCTAAGTTGATTGTATAATTACCGCCACTATAAGTGACGTTAAGATCGGCAGTAGATGCTACTCGTGCTCCATTCGATCTGAATAATAAACTCAAATCAACTCTATCGCCAGAGGTAGATAGCAAACCAGTAACTGCAGTATATTGATAACCAACCGAATATCCTATAGCACCGGCAATTACAATTCTGTCTGCTCCGCTACCACCGTTCATAACAACGCGCCCCATTCCTATAGATGCATTAATGAGTTTATCATCTCCATTACTGGTATTTAAGAACACATTCGAAGCACTACCTTCATTTCTTCCAATTATTATTGTGGTATCAGCCCCAATTTCAGGATATGCTCTACCAGAGTTAATTTCGGTTTGAGGACCACCAGTTCCACCAACTGGATACGTAGAATTATCGCGCGATATAATAATCGTATCATTAAGATCACCACTAATTACAATGTCTATAAGATTATTTCCATACATCGTAGCAATGTGAGGTATTAATGTAGATCCTCCATAGTTGGGACTTTGAGGAATATTGTCATAGTGAATTCGTTGGGCAAACAAAATACCACTTAAAATACTTGAACTTACACCTTGTTCAACATAAACATTCCAAGAGAAAGATGCTGGAGGTGAATATGGTGCAACGGTATCAACAGTAGTATAAAAAACTCTGGCTTCTGCTCCCCAAGTGGGATCAATTTCATAATATTTTGTTACATATATTATCTCACGATCTTCATAGTTTGGAAAAATACTCATATTAACTAAACCACCTGTATTGCTCCAAGTAGGAATATTTGCGCCACCATAAAAAGCGCCTTCTATAGTTCTGAATTCTGCTTTTGATCCAATGGGTCTAATTTTTAAAGTGTTAGTTCCATCCGTAATAGTTATGCGCGCAATCTTTTCACCATTTGGATTAATAATTTGTGTTTTTCCCGTCAATGGATCTGTGACACTAAATAATATTTTATCATATAGTGGATCAGTAGGATGTTGCTCATACGATGAAGATATTAATCTTTCTAAATAATTGGGAAGTGCTTTTAGTGGACGATTATAAGATACTGGACCTAAATCAAATGTATGTCTCGTGAAAGTACCAATATAATAATTTTCAACAAGCGCATCTGCATTATAAGTACTAGGACTTGTTATCATGCCACCAATTGTATTAGAAGGAGATGTATAAGTAGTCGTTTGACAAAACGCATGAAAAGTATCATAATTAACACTAGATATCGCGTATGTCATTAGTGTTAATTGCGCACCCAGACCTCCCGAATCGCCCCCTCCATACGGTCTTTCATTCTTACTGGTATACGTGAATGAAGTGCCAAATTTATATTTTCCGTTGTCGCTCGTTAAGCCAGGTTCTAGTTGAAGTGAAAAATACGCAGGTGTAACGTTATAGTTATAATCATTACTATTTATTACAGCTTGTCCTCTTACATTATATACCACATAGCGTGTGCTAACATCAGATTCTGCAGTATATTCGAATGACGCTGAAGAATAGCCCCCAACTTTAGCAGAAACTCCACGCAATACATTTGAACTCCCAGTATTAACACCGGCACGAACACTTAATCCTACTGCTACTGCAGTTGCACTAACACTATTAACTACATAACCTTTATTAACAGAACACATATATGATGTAGTATCATAATCAGGACTTTCCAGTTGACTAGTATCGGAAACACTTGACGTCATACTAATAAAATATGCAGTATTATATAAAAGATCAGATGAACTAGTCGCATCTGGATGAGGATCTCCTATAGAAATACCAGTTGCCCAACTTGGTCTTACACCTCCTCCTACAACAGGATGAAAGTAATGAGGAGAAGTTGAAATATTAGTTCCAGTACTTGGATCTAACAAAAATAATACAGCACCAGAATTAAAACTATAGTTCGAGTCATTCGGTATAGTGGCATCACCAAAAAATGTAAGTGTAGTATCAACATAATTAGCTAAGACTACTACTTTTCCAACATGTTTATCATATCGTATTGCAACCGGAGCATACGTGAATCTATTTCCGGTTCCGCCAGTGGCTGCGCTAAATGGAGCATACTTCTTTGACCATACTACTGCTGGAGAAGCAGAAGCAGGACCTATTTTATATACTACAAGATCTTTTGTAGCATTGCTATCACGACCAGCAATATAATAGTACTTTTGTCCAGATTCTATAACTTCACATGCACACGTAATTTCACTTAACGTAGAAAATGTAAACGTTGTATTTGCGATATATTTTCTACTATTGTCGGGATAGAAGTCAAAAAATATTGGAGCACCATTAACTTTGCCGAATACTCCTACAGTATCAGTTACGTTTTCATATGTAGTCTGACTAGTAGTAGTATTCCATGCGCCATTTCTTTCTGGTATCGCGATACCAGAAAGAAATGTATAAGGATTAGAAGCAGTATTAGAAGAGTAAAATCTAGTACTACTTAAATTGTTTCCATCAGCGTCGAACATATCAAGTCTAGCATAGGTGATACCACCACCCTGACTTTCAGTACCTACTGCTATTCGTCTTGTGCTAGTACTTACTGACGACATATAAGAACTAACTCTTCCTGGATTGTTAGAGCTTACATTAGACAAAGGTTTTTGTGTCCATCTAATATCACCTTTTGATGTCGTAGATATTAAGATGCCTCGATACGTGCCATCTCCGTTTACAGTATTACTGATACTACTGTTCATATTTGGAAATGGCAAATAGTCCTCACTTGAATAAGAATTTATGTTCTTCACAGGCCCATATATCTTAAACCAAGAATTAGAAATTCCAGACTTAAGAGTGTCTTTTCTGTTCTCGCTAAAAGCTGATAGCGCTAAAGATGAGATTGCTGGCATAATATTATGTGTATGAAGAACGTGCTGCCAGAACAGTATAAGTTGGATTATATGTTAATCCAGTTGGCGTTCCTGCAGTTGTCGTAACACCAGATCCTGCAACAGTAGTAGAAATTGTTGCAGTGCTTGTGCCATTAGTTGCTATGATATAGTATAGCGTTCCACTAGAAGAATAACCAGTGATAGAACCGGTTCCACCAAGTGTGCCAGTTATAAAGATGCTTTGACCTACGGCAACAGTACCTGAAGTAGTCGTAAAAGAGATTTGTCCTGCAGTACCAGTTATAGCTACTGAAGATAATGTAGGCCCAGTTCTTAAAACCGTATATGAATATATGTCACTACTATTGGTATTACCATATGCCGCAGTTCCACCAAGCCATTTTAGAAACACACCATTATTAGTACCGTCAATCGTAATGCCTGTATTATAATAGGAATTATTTCCTATAGTTACGCTGCTTACTGCAGTTACGCTTTCGCCAACACCAATTAAACTTGCTAGAGAAGTAGAGCTATCACCTCTGATGTTTAATACCCAATTTGCTCCAGGAGTATTTACATAGTGCTGAATGCTACCACTTCTAACGTCAAACTGAACAGTTCCGGTTATAGCAGTATTGGAAATGCTAAACTTTTCTTTTAAAGACGAAATGTTTTGTAAGATACGGCTGTCATCTATAACCGTAGTGCCTGATATTTTGATTGCCATCTTCGTTCTCCTTTATTTGAACTCGGCTTATTCTTTATTTATATGTATTTTAGAAGAATGCTAGAAAATTACCTAGCGGCTTCTGTCTGACTGTCGTTGGAAATATAAATCCCAGCGTACCGGCAGTAGTAGAATTTTCTCCAACATTCCAAGTATTTGTTAATGGATATGCTCTAACAGAACTAAGAGTAACATGATTAATATTAGAAATTGCGCCTGCACCAGTATAAATCAACGTAGCGGGACTACCGCTTATTGTTAAGATACGTCCTACCTGACCAGAAGCTGTAAACGCATTTGCAAGAGTTTGTGTAGTAGTTCCGAGTGATATACTCGTAGGACCAGTTGAAGCATATGTATTGGTAATATTCTTAAAAGTGTTGTTACCGCTAATGGTCAACGAACTACCGCCCAGATTAAGCGTGATGCCCGAGTAGGATTTATCGCCGCCAGAAAAACTTTGACTAGAGGCAATCAAGTTAATGGTGCCTGTGCCTGTGACAGTAAGGTTGGTAGATGTTGCTGCATTAAACGCATTACCACCTGCACCCATTGTCCACGTGCCTGACCCAAGCGCTAAAGTTCTTACTGCGGTTCCAGACGCATTTACTTGTCCAGCATTAAAAGTAACGTTATATGAAACGGCATCAAAAGTTCCGGCGATAAATGAATATCCCGCACCTTGAGAAGCTGTAAGAGCATCTTGCAGCGTAACTGATCCGCCAGGTGTATTAATAGTAAAAACCTGCGTAAACGTTTTGCCCGCACTTGTAATCGTTTGATTACCACGACCAGCAAACGTTATATTGCCACTACCTGATAGAGTTGTACCAGTGCCATTAATCCAATTACCATATACTGCAATTCCATTTCCGCCGTTTGCAAGCGTCATCGTATTGCTAGTTCGTGCACTCATATCAATAGTGCCGATATTGAAAGGCCCACCAATGTTGGCAGTTGAGCCATTTGGTGGATTAGTAGTGAAAGCTGCTGTGTCCTGAGGCAATGGATATGCCGTCGCATCTGCCGATCCACCACTAGTTAATGCCCATGATCCATTTCCAGAAGACAGCCAATTAGCGCCAGCACTACCCGTATAATAGACCGTCTTTGCTGCAGGAAACGTAATCCCACTGTTACCCCTACAGTTTCCAAACCTAGTCCCAGTCAAAGGCGCAGCACTTCCAGTAATTGCAATATCTCTGAAGTCACAGTCAGTGATAGACGCCGAGTTAACCGTTAATGTACGTTGTGTGCCAATGATGTCAGAGGAAAGAAAGGTGCGGTATGCCGAATTAGTACCAGAGGTTATTGACAAAGTGCTTATCGTTTGGTTGGCATTAAATGTCACTTGATTAATACCAATTCCTGGTGATGTTTGTCCGGCAATAGATAGTGTATTAAATGTGTTTGCGCCAGTGATCACAGTTGAAGTACAACTCGTGTTAGTGAAGTTAGCATTCCAAAAAGCAAGTCCAGGACTTGTTATACCAGCATTTGAAGCGTTTGTTCCAGTTATAGTTGATGTTCCTGCGTCAAATGTAAAATTGGCGCCAGAATTTACCGTAAATCCAATTGTAATGTTAATTATATTTGATGCACCAAGAGTTAAACTTCTTCTTGCTGTTCCATTCACTGACATACGTGCAGCGGTGACAGTGAACCCAGCAGTATTAAGTGAACCACGTTCTAATAGAAAATTCTTTCCGGGACCAATTGTTACGGCACCGCCTAATGTCCACGAGCCAAATCCAATAAAGTGAATATCATCAACATTTAAAGAAGCGCCATTACAATTTAACGTATAGCTTCCACCTTCTGCACCAGTTAAATTCAGTCTCCCAAGATATGAATGTGTTATACCTGTTGCAGCAAAAGTTGTGCTACCATGGATAGCAATAGGTGCAGATGAAGCACCAGCAAATGTTATGTTACCGGATGCAGGACCATCCATTGTGAATGCAGCACAACGAGCCATAGCCCCAACACCAGCATCAATTGTCGCGGTATAAGCTGTAGCGTTAGATGCGGAATTGAATACAACATTATCTAAAGAAGTTGGAATAGCAACACCACCGCCACCACCAGATGTAGTGTCCCACTTGGTGGTGGATGACCAGTTGCCCGTGCCGCCTACCCAATATAGTGTGCGAGGTGCAGGAGCAGCAGTTCTAAAGACTGGTGCTGTTGCAGTTCCTGTACTATTAGCACCAGCGTAAAACTCCCCAGGACTAGTAGTAGAAACACCCCACGAACCCATTGCAAGATAATCGACGCCAGTGACAGCAGGACCAGCAATTACGTTTGTAGTGCTTGAGGAGCTTGTAATAGTTACTACATTACCCGCAGTACCAGTAACAGACCATTTTCCAATCGTGTTAATATTTGAACCAAAAGCAATTGTATGAGCCACTGTTTTTGTAGAAGCCAATTCACCAAATGTATTATTTCCATTAATTGTAGTGGTTGAAGTTGAAGTCGTTCCTCCAATAATCAGTTTTTGAATATATACACCAACGTTTCCACCAAAATTTCGCGATGTAGTTGTATTATTTGACAACACAAGTGTTGCAGAACCTTCTACAACTACGGTTCCTTGAATAAAAAATGTATCAATAGTTCCAGTTAACGTCCATGTTCCAGTGCCGAGTTTTAATTTTAACGCTAGTGGAGTTGTACTTGCAGACACCCCGGATACTGTTACGTTGTATGTAACAGCATCAAACGTACCTGAACCAAATGATATACTACCGTTAAAAGTAAACGCATCTGCTAATTGCACATACGATCCTGGTCTGAACATTAAAAAAGTCCCACCAGAAAAAGCGGTTCCATTACTAGTAATAGTTTGTGTTCCAATTTTCGAAAATGCAAAAGCCCCTAAGCTACCTGTCCAAGTAACACCAGTTCCATTTTTCATGTCACCGTAAATATTAAGCGTAGTATTTGTAGTTGCAATTGTCATTGCAGTTGTTCGCGCTGACATATCTAAAGTGCCAATATTAAAACTGGCATCGATCGAGACTGTGCCAGCTGCTCCAGCGTTGTTAAACACTGCAGTGTCTTGTGCTAGTGGAAAGTTATTGATGTCAGGCGTACCACCAGATGTTGGTGCCCAACCCGTTGAGCTCAAGCTTTGAGCACCAGCAAGATTCCAATAAACTGTCTTGGCAGCAGGAAACGTAATTCCAGCATTATTGCCGCAATCTCCCGCTCGTGTGAGTGACGCGCCTATCGCTGCTCCGGCTAGGTTTATATCGCGAAAATCACAATCAGTAGAGGATATGCTGTTAACTGTTAATGTGCGTTGCGTGCTCATCGTGTCAGAGCGCAAAAAGACACGCCTTCTTGGAGATGATCCTGAACAGGTTAATGTACCAATAATTTGATCAGCAGAAAAAGCAACACCACCAATGCGGTCTGCATTCGGCGCAGCAAAAGATAAACTATTAAAAGTATTTGCACCACTAATTGAATGAGGTGTTAGAGGGGCGTTTGTAAAAGAAACGCTGTTAAAAGTATAACCACCACCACTAAATCCAATACTAGTTGAATTACTCATCGTAATCTGCGATGTTCCAGCGGAAAACGTTAAGTTAGGATTCGTTAAAGAATTTGGCAAAGAGAAAACTGTAGCGAGTAATGATATAACACTAGAACCTAAACTAATTGATCGAACGTTTGTTCCCGGACTTGAAAGACCACCGCCGTCAATGCTATTATTATTTGTGATGAAATTACCGGTGGTTACAGTAATTGTACTATTATAATCATATCTAAAAAAGTCAGCAAGCTGAACAGTACCACCATAAGTATCAATAGTAACACCACCTGGTAATCTCTTACCTGCGCTAGTGATCGTTTGTGTGCCGCCACCAGAAAACGTCAGTGCAGAACTTCCGCCGAATGATATTCCACTTCCATTTGTCCAATTACCATAACAAGTATAAGCGTTACCAAATGACAATGTCAGTGCAGTTGTTCGCGCTGACATGTCCATAGTCCCCATATAGTTTCCCGATGCTATAGCATTTAACGAGATAAGAGAGAGGGAGTTATTTTGTATTATTATAGTATCTTGCGCTAATGGAAAATTGTCTAAACTTGCAGATCCTCCTGGTGAGTTAGACCATATATTATCATACCAGTTAACTGAAGCAGTTCCGTTAAATACAGGATATACATTCTTAGCTGGAGTGAAAGATATTCCTGTATTATTTCCGCGATTACCAATGCGAGTTCCACTTATAGGAGTATTTGAACCAATTGCATAGATATCGCGAAAATCGACATCAGATAAGTTTGTCGTTGCATTGATTGCAATAGTTTGTCCTATTCCATAAGTGCCAGAGGCAATAAGTATACGTCTATTTGGTGCAGTAGATTCAGTATAGAAATTTCCATTAATTGTTGGATACCCAGTAGTATTTCCATTGAAACTAACAGTTTGCTGCCAGGATTGAGTGACGCTTGATGGCCCAACTATCGTACAAGAACCAAGCGTAATATTGCCAGTAATTGAAGCAGGAGTTATAATTCTTAATCCGCCAATCCTAGCAGCACTACCAGAGCTAATGACTATATTAGTGTTGGCAGTTGGATTACTAAATCTATTAACTAGTATAGTGGAAGCTTCCCATGCTGCACTACTAGCGTTATTAAATCGTATATTGCCTGCTTGAATATTGAATACACTAGATCCAAATCTACTATTATTACCCATATTAAAAGTAGTAATAGCATTTCCGTTATCGGTTCTAATCTGAACATTATAATTGTTAGTTATAAGCGTGCCATTGATAGAAAACTCAACTCCTGTTCGAGCAGGGTCGTGTGTTATATTGCTTAATAAATTAACAATGCTACCACCGCTGCCCAAAGTAAAAGTATAGGTAGTACCCATACTCTTACCAGCAAAATTTACATTCCAACTGCCAGTTCCTTGACATATAGACATATATACAAGTTGGTTCATGTCGAGAGTCATGGAAGGACTTAGAATAAAGTCCCCTTGCGAACTGAAGGCAAATTGGAAAGCACCTGTTCCTATTCTTAGTGTTCCACTATAACTTCCCGTAGTTGGATTGGTGCAATAAAAAGATCTAGATGATGCAGTAGTGGTTGTTGTTATAACGCCAACACCAGAATTTGAATCTAAATATACGTCATCAGAAATTGTCGGTGCACTAGCGCCACCAGCACCACCCGATGTTGCAGACCAGTTGGCTGTGGATGATGTATCCCAAGTGCCTGTGCCACCTACCCAATAGCGATTTGGCATGCGTTACTCCGCTTGTGGTTCTTCAGTAGGAAGTTCTTCAGCAGGCGGTGGGTTAACGATAGCCCACCAGTTGTCGTAGCGTTGTTGTTTCATTGCTGTGATTTCATCTTCTGTAAATATATGATCGTCTGGCAAGTGAAGAGCATCACGAAATACACCATATGGCGATTCAAATTCAAAATCAATTTTAATCATGTTTTCTCCTTAACATTTAGAACCCGGTGTTTTTCGCTAATAGATGCCATCTACCAGTAACTGAGTTATAAATGAAACCAAAATAATCTGTTCTATTGCCACCAGTTGTGAGAGTTGATAGAGATACGTCAAATGAGCCTACGAAAGTAGCGTTCCATACGAATGTTTGCACATTCGTAGAATTTATTCTTAATACTAATTTTTGTCCATCAGATGGAGATCCCACGGGTGCATTAATAGTTAATGTTCCAGCTGCTTGCGTATTTACTTGCGCAACAACATCACTAGTATCACAGTTTGGAGTGATACTAGTACCAGTTGGAACTACGACTGTGTTTTGAGAAACTCCAGGTGTTCTCCATACCGCAGTAGTATTACTAAGAAATACTCTTTGTCTAATACTATTTGTGCTTGGATTATGCCAAATATCACCAGCATTAGCACCTATTGGTTCAGTCGTGCTTGACGTAAATATTGGATAACTTCTAGTAGACATTTATTAGGCCTGTGCTTCAGTCCAGCTTAGACGACTGTTAATCGAGTTTGTTGAGATAGCAGTAATGTTTGTAGCACAAACCGTAATCACATCTGGTCCATCTGGATAGACATTAGCTGCTGTTGCACTAGCCGTAAGTGTAGTTCCACCACCTAAGATACTATTACCAATGTCTCGAACCTGTGAAAGATCTTGCGAAACTGTACCAGAGTTAGACGTAAAGAATCCAAAGATATTTTCACCACCAGTGATTGTCTGTCCACCCGTATGGAAGATATATTGTGCAAGACTAGATCCACCAACTGGTGTCCATGTACCTGCGCTTAATCTACCATTTAGAAAAACTTCAATACGGAAGGCTGCACCTGTTGTATATGCACCCATTGAACGTAGCGTTAACTGCATACGATTTATAATTTCTCTAGCACCTAACAAACCAGTCAAACCATTGTCAACACTAGGTGCAATACGTAGACTTAAAATAGGTTGACGAACGCCGTTTGCTAAGTTCGATAGAGCAGTATTAGAACCAACGTTAAACACCAAACTCTTATCGTCATCATAACGACCGTCCATAATTACAGAACTACCCCAGTGACTAATCGTTGACGCTTGTCCAGGACTATAAGACTCAACCGTAACAGGTGCCGTTGCAGAGAATGTAAAGGTTGTTGCAGAAGCTGTACCTCCACCAGAAGTAAATCCTATACCAGATAAGTTTACAATATTACGAGTCAATCCAGTGAACGTTGTTGCAGTTTTACCAGTATATGAAATATATTCAATTGCACCGCCAGTGTCAGCCGCTGCAGAAACTAACAGTGTTCCAGCAGATGGAAATAAACTAGTATCAGCAACAGTCATTGAACCGGTTGCTCCACTTGCAAGAGTTGCCGTTAAGTTTGTTCTAATTGATAATGTATTAGTTTCATAACGTGCAGGCAAGTTACCAGAACGCATATATGCTTCTGTGTTTACGTTATTATTTGGAATACGATGGCAGTAAGCTACCTCACCACGATTGTTCTTAAATCCAAAACGAACCGCACCAGCGCCATACCACGAATAATCAATATAGAACATCTGCATCTTGGTTAAATCTAGGTTATACAAACTAGAACCAGTGCCATCCATTTTATCAATGTTCCATTGATTAGCGACTCCAGATAAACTTGGACCGGCATATCTTTGATCAATTGTCTTACTAACTTGGCAATTAGTTGTAGTTGCTCCTCTATATTCTGGGTAAATGTTCATAGCAGTATTGCTAGTAATAGTCTGAACAAGATAACTCATACCACGAATTACAATATAATCACCGGGTTTTAATTGTTCAGAAAATTTTGTATTTGTTCCAGTAACAGAATTTGAATTGGCAGTAAGTCCTACAACACCAGATATTTGTGTTGTACTACTTCTTTTAACACAATAAATCGTCTGTCCATCATATTCAAAAAATACACCATTTTGTTGATCAAACAATCCAATGCGATTAGAAGAGCCAAACCATGACCATGGACTTACCGTTAATGGGAAGCCAGTAGCTGGTGCTGCAGAAGGTGTACTTAATGCAGTATACGTAAAGGTTAATCGCGTTGGTGCAGTAACAACTTGGAATATTCCATTATAAGCAGTTTCAGTACAACCCTGCACTCTTATGAATGAACCAACTTCAATACCGTGAGCAACTTTTGTTGTAACTGTGATTGTTGTTCCCGAACCACCATTGGTTATGTTATCAACAGATAGCGCTGGTTTAATAATAGAACCAGTAGAGAACTGCATCGCTTTACCAGACTGATAGCGGAACTGTCTACGCGTTTGTCTAATAACCTGATAACCGTGTTGTGGTGATACGTTAGTGAATTGAACTCCACCGTCGAATGCACGATGTTGTATATAACCTAATGAGCGTGCATAAACTGATGCATTTAACGTTGCAGTGATTGTACCAGTTGCAGTACAAGCAAACGTAAATGTATTTGTTGTTGGGGTTGTAGCTACAACCCATGAACTATTTAATGTGCCTGTAGCACCAGTCGTACCAGTGATATAGATACCATCACCGACGCGTAATCCGTGAGCAAAAGTTGTCGTTACTGTAGCAATCGTACCGTTTAGTGATATTGCGTTTGTAGGTGCAGGTATTGCTGCACCTGTGAAGAATGTGCCAGAATAAACATATGTTTTTGTTGCATCATAAAGTGGTGCAGTTGGAGTAGTTATAGTAGTAAAGGTGAAACTCGTACCGGCAGAAACAGTTTCAACTATCCACCATCCACCAACGTCTTCGTCATCTAAAGTGCCTTGCACGAAGACTGGTGTTCCTGCTACTGGAGGAGTTGCCGTTGATACCGTTACAACTCTTCCAGAAACAGTCATGTTCGTAATTACTAATGGTGCTGTTACATCATAGAAAGCAGAAGGACGATTGTTTAGTAGATTCAAACCTTCCCACTTTGTAGGTTGTGAACCATATTCAAAGTCAGTGTCGATCAAAGACTGTGGTGTTGATACGCGAAGTTTATCAACAGGATCCCTAAAAGTTTCAGCGGGAACCATTTCTTGATATATCTCTTCCGCAAGTATAGATAACTTATGCGTAGATAACATACCAGCAGTATTATACGCAAGAACTATGGTTGTAGTTTCTTGACCCGTAATTGGATCAATAGTTACAGCAACTGTAGTACTTGTGGCAAGGGAGGGATCTGAGAAGTTATAAATTACAGTACCAAGAGTGGTATTTGTAATTAATAACAATTGTTCTTGTCGAATTGCCTTACCAGTGACTACAATAGTTTTCGTAGATGGTGTGAAGGTGTAACCTTCTGATATTACATGTTTTGCCATTTATTTAATCTCCTAATGCTATTGTAGTAGCTGAATATGGATACTTTCTCGTTTGTATAGTAGATGAATTATTTATAATTGTCACCAAAGCAGAATCTCCTATTGCCGGTGCATTATAAATGATAAGATTTGCGCTAGTAGCCGTTGTCACTACTTTAAATCCCTTAAATGAATCATACGGTGTCAACCATGGATATGTTAGTTGAGTTACATATGGGCTTAGTCTAAGACCATTAATAATAACTTCGAGATTTTTAGAATCGATGATGTTACTATTTGTGATATTGCTTTGTTCCAATCTTAATGGAAACACACAATTCATATTATTAAATTGATTTGAAATATCATTTAATATTACGGGGTTAAATGCACTGCCGCCACCACCTGAAATTGTGACAGTTACATCATTTCCCGAATTTGTTGCAGTTACGCCAGATCCTACAAAATTAAAACTGGTAACGCCTGACGTAAGAGCAGTGCCTTCATCGCTTACTGTGATAGCACTACCACCCCCACCACCCGTTCCATTAGCTGCTGAAGTAATACGACCCTGTGAATCAACTGTAATATTAGCATTAGTATAAGAGCCGGCGGTAACCGCAGTATTAGCTAGTGCAATAGTAACTGCTGATGATCCATTATAAGAAGAACCTGATAATCCGGTACCGATCGTAAGAGCATTAGCAACTGACGCAGTAATAGTCGCAGTACCTCCTAAACTTACAGAGGTACCGTTAATCGTAACAGAACTGTTTGTAAGACCGGCGTTATTCACAGTACCGGTCGCACTTACATTAGGTGTTAGTAGCGATAGATTTCTATTGATGGTCATGTTCTAGCCTTTATGCTATATTTATAGTAAAGATTATGCTAATTTTTTCCATGAAAGGGTAGGCTCATCCCAATTGTAATATTCATCAATAGAAGCATTTTCCGGAAAAGGCACTGGAGATTTCCATTGGCAATGGTTATCTAAGATCCAACTAGGATATGGTTGTGGAGGAATAAATGCATTTAGGTTTTCATCATAAGTGTATCCAACACCTGCATAATTTTTTCTTGGGTTGTTAGTAGTAGTATCGGCCCATGTTTCAATCCATCCGGTTCCAAATGCACCAGAGTCTATAACTTCCTGTGAAGCAACTATCACATTAATAACAATACCATTTTCTACTTTTGCAAATAACGACATTAACTACTCCTTAGAATGTAATTGATCCTGAAGAAGTCCATTGATAAACTCTCCAGCCACCAGACACAGTAATTGTTGGACTACCCGTGACTGCTGTTGCAGCTGGGAATGTATCTGCATATCTAATAATACAAACTCCAGAACCACCACGACCTCCGGCGCCAGCATTTGCTCCGCCGCCTCCACCGCCACCACCTAAACCATCTGTGCCAATCCCTGCAGCAGGCGTTACGTCGCTAGTTCCATTACCTCCTCCACCAGTACCACCAACACCAACTGTGCGTCCTAAATATGTGCCACCGCCACCACCGCCAGCATAAGTAATTCCGGAACCAGTAATAGATGACGTAGTTCCGGAACCCCCGTTACCTCCAGCGCCTGTACTTGAATTGGCATTAAATCCAGAAACACCAGAGGCGCCGCCTCCACCTCCGCCACCACCCGCTGCAAGCACGCCTCCAGAACTGCCAAGACCACCACCTGTTCCTTGACTTGGTGTTGTTGATGGAGTGTTACCAGAACCACCAGTGTTCGTAGTTGAATCATTACCGCCACCGCCGCCGCCAGAACCACCAGCAATGCCAAGATGTCCACTTGGTAATTGGTTGCCGTCATGTCTAGTACCACCACCGCCACCACCGGCTGCAGTTATAGTTGAAAATGTAGTATTTCCACCAGAAGAACCTCTAGCAAATACAGAAGTTGCGCCTCCACCACTTGCGCCTATTGTTACAGTAATAGCGGTTCCCGCTGAAACGGCAAAACCACTTGCTGTTCTCATACCACCGCCGCCTCCTCCGCCAGCGTGGTTACATCCGCCTCCGCCTCCGCCTCCAACTACAAGATATTCAACAGTTGGAGTAGGACTGCCTGGCCAAGTGCCTGCAGCTTTAGCTTGAGCTTGTGTATTAGTTGTCCATATCCCTACTGCTACAGACGCCGTTGTTGTTGGCGCTGTTGATGAAATTCTTCCACCCGGCCATCTTAAACTCATGTTATTACCTCAAAGCTTGCAACGAAATTTAATGCATTTGCAACACTTGATTGAACTCCAATAGATTGGTTTTCAGTGACATAAAGAGCATTAGTTTTATCTGTAACGACAATAGAAGCATTGGGAGGAACTGTTACGTTAAACGCAATATGAAAAGCTGTTCCAGAACCCCATGTAGCATTGTTTGAAATCGAAACAGTGCAGTTAGCATTATTGCCAGTAACATTTGTTGCTACAATACTGTTTATTTTGTTTACACTATTTACTGCTGGAGTTAATCCCGTAAGTGCAGTAGTACCATTGTGCGTCCAAGCAGTTTGACCAGCTGTGGTAACAGCTGGTATGATATATGCCGTATTTCCACGAATAGCTGTTACGCTAATTAAATTTGGGTTTGCCACTTTATATTCCTCCGAAAATCATTGATATAATAAAACTTTGTCCTGTAGTAACGCCACCACCGCTTCCATTGGATGCTGCAGTAATACGCCCTTGAGCATCAACCGTAATATTTGTATTAGTATAAGATCCTGCAGTAACTGCTGTATTTGCTAGTGCAATTGTACCACTAGTACTAATTGTAC